CAAACGCCGAAGGTTCGAATAACGCTGGCGATGCCGGGGCCCGTTCCGGTTGACGTTATGCTGGCCTCACTGAAGGCGAACATCGACATCCTGCCCCTCCCGTCGCCAGATGAATGGAGGGGTTGCCTCCTTCGGGCGTCGGCCGAAATGGTGAACGTTGATGGCTGAGGGCTCCGGCCGTCCCATCGGCCGCCCGAGTTCGTTCGAAGCCGCGCTTGGCGACGCAATCTGCGAGCGCATTGCTGACGGGCAAAGTCTTCGTGCGATTTGCCTGGATGAGAACATGCCGAATAAGGCGACCGTGTTCCGGTGGCTTGCTGATGACCGGTATCTTGAGTTCCGCGACCAGTACGAGCGCGCGCGGGAAGCCCAAGCAGATGCGCTGTTCGATGACATCCTCGATATCGCCGATGACGGCTCGAACGACTGGATGGAGCGTAAAAACGCCGAAGGCCAGAACGTCGGGTGGTCAGAGAACGGTGAAGCGCTAAGGCGTTCGGTTCTCCGTGTCGACGCCCGCAAGTGGATGGCGGGCAAGCTTCGCCCGAAGAAGTACGGCGACAAGATTTTCCAAGAGCACTCTGGCGCGGTGAAGACCGGGCTCGATGTCGAGGCGCTGCGAAATCTGACGGACGAGCAACGTGAACAACTTCGCGCCCTCTCTACAGCGCTTTCTAGCGAATCCAAATGAGACCCTTCGCGAACTTGACCGCCTAGACAGCGAGGAGAGCCTTGCCGGCTTCATGCGGCGGGGCTGGCACGTAATTGAGCCGGCGCAGCCCTATGTGCACGGCTGGCATATCGACGCCATTGCCGAGCACCTCGAGGCGGTGACGGACGGGCAGATTAACCGCCTGCTGATCAACGTGCCGCCCGGCATGATGAAGTCGCTGGCAACGTCCGTGTTTTGGCCTGCATGGGAATGGGGGCCGGTCAATCGACCGTCGACCCGTATCCTCGGCACGAGTTATTCGGAAAGCTACGCCATCCGCGACGCGGCCCGGATGCGTAACCTAGTGCAGTCGGAGTGGTATCAGGGGCTTTGGGGCGAGCGGGTCCAGCTCACGAAGGCGGGGGAGAAGAAATTCGAGAACGCGGCCATGGGCTGGCGCGAGGGCATCCCGTTCTCGCGCATGACCGGTGGTCGCGGTGATCGGGTGATCATAGACGATCCCCACTCGACTGAAAGCGCGGAGAGCGACGCGGAGCGGCAAAGGACGATCCGCATATTCCTCGAAAGCGTGCCGACCCGGCTGAACAACCCTGAGACGTCGGCGATCGTCGTCATCATGCAGCGCCTGCACGAAGAGGACGTGTCGGGCGTGATCCTGTCGAAAGACCTGGGTTACGAGCACTTGATGCTGCCGATGGAATACGATCCGTCGCGTCATTGCGTGACGTCCATTGGATTTGAAGACCCGCGCACCGAAGACGGAGAACTGATCTTTCCCGAGCGGTTCCCGCGGCACGTCGTCAATCGCGACAAGGTACCGATGGGGCCGTATGCGGTTGCCGGGCAATTCCAGCAGGCACCCACGCCTCGCGGCGGCGGCATCTTCAAGCGCGAGTGGTGGCAGGACTGGGATGAGCCGGCCTTCCCGCCGTGCGAGTACATCGTCGCCTCACTCGACACGGCCTACACCGAAAAGCAGGAAAACGACTATTCGGCCCTGACGGTCTGGGGCGTGTTCCGGGACGCCAACGATTTGCCCCGGGTGATGCTGATGAATGCCTGGCGCGGCCGGCTGGCACTGCATGGGCCCGACCTGACGAGGGAGAGGGACGAGACCCCGCGCGATTTCCGCATTCGGCAGGAAGAGGCCAAGGGGTTGGTCGAGAAGGTCGCGGATATCTGCCGCAAGTTCAAGGTCGACCGGCTGCTCATTGAGGCCAAGGCCAACGGCATTCCCGTCGCCCAAGAAATTCGCAGGCTTCACTCGGGTGAGGGGTGGAGCGTCCAGATGGTCAATCCAAGGGAAGAGAAGGTTGCCCGGGCGTACGCGGTTCAGCCGCTGTTCTCCGACGGCATGGTCTACGCCCCTGATCGGGCTTGGGCCGACATGGTGAAGGATGAGGCGTCAAGCTTCCCCAAGGTGGCGCACGACGACCTTACGGACAGCATGACTCAGGCGCTGAAGCATCTGCGCGAGACCGGCATCCTGGTCCACGGCGCGGAAGTGGCGCGCGAGATTACCGAGGCATCGACACACAGGGGCGGCAAGCTGAAGCCGCTCTATCCGGTCTGAGGGGGCACAATGCAAGAGGCTGCAAGCAAGTACGTCGGTCACGGTCTCTATGTTGGCGAATGGGAGGCTCACGAAGGCCCTGAGGGCTCGCTCAAAAGAGAGATTGTGGACATGATGTATGGTCCCAGCGTCCAGTTCGCGCAGGCCGATGAGCCGGAGAAGTTCGTCGGCTCTTACGCAACATTTCCAGAGATCGCGGCCCATCGTGGCGAGGGTGCGCCATGACCGAGATCATCGCTGGAGCGTTCGTTGAACGCCCGATCGATATCACTTATGCGGCGGCGCATCGGAAGCTTGTCGACCTCGGTAATTGTTTCAGCGACAACACCCCGGAGCGTGCTCGGGCGCTCTGCAACGACATAATCGGGCTAATGGGTATCGTCTCTGCGCTCGATGCTGCCCGTGCCCCGGATGACCCCTGCGCGGAACGGCTTTTCAAGCCCTGCGCCGCGTAACCGAGAAAAGACGGGGCCGGAATGACCAAGATCATCGCCTGCTACTCGCGCAAGCGGGCCGCATGGGTGCGCTATGAGCGGCCCAGCCGTCACGAGGCATTGCTGAACGCGCGTGCAACCGAGGCGACGGTATTCGACCCGGTAGAGCGCGGCAGCGTCACCGGTTGCGTGCCGATGGTGTGGCGGCAGGCGGATGGCGCGTTCGTCAGCAAGAGCGAGGCGGAAGCGGTTTAGCCCGCATATCTTTCAACAAGCGTGAGGACGCGAAAATGACTACTACTTTGAGGCAAATCCACGACCCCGAGGGTAAGCTTGCGGCGTTGGTGAATAAGGACCTTGGGACGAACATCGACCCCAAGGCCATGCGGATGTTCCTGCTACACCGCTGGGATTTTGTACAGATGTACTCCCATGCGGTCCACGAGCAGGGTGGCGCGCCAAGCACCCAAACGACGACGCTGGAGCGTTAGCTGATGGCCGCGCCCAAGTGGTTTATCGGCATGATGCGCCGAGTGGGTGCCTCCCTAATTGTGAACGCTGAGGTCTGGGACAACTCCGGCGAGAGGCGCAACCCCGAGCAGATTCGGCGCCTTGCGGGGCGGGAGTTGGCGGCTGTTGCGGAAAGCATTCGGGCGTTCGATGCCTATCAAGCGACCGAAGCTGACATTCTCAATGCGCGGCTGTCTCGACGCTTTGACCCCGGCATGGCGCTCAATGAGGCCGCAGAACGAGCGATTGCGGCGAAGAAAGCCGCAAAGGCCGAACACACGATCAAGGAACTGACGCCGACGCAGCAGAAGGCGCTTGAGTTCCAAAAGCAGTATCTGCAGCGCATCGTAGACCGCGCGTAGCAGCCTCCCCCAAGGATCATTCATGCCCGATACTGATCCTCGCAGCGCCGGGGTGCTTGCGGCTGGCCTGATGGCCCCGCGTGCCATCCGCATTCCCGCGCCGGATCAGGCCCCAATCGGGCTCGATAGCCTTGACGTCGACCTGAACATTGACGCGCCGGAAGGCGAGGCGTCGATCGACCCGAAGACCGGCGCTGCGATCATCGAACTTGACGATGGCGGCGTGCTGATCGATTTCAAACCCGCGCCGGCCGTCAATGACAATGGCCCGAGCGGGTTCGATGAGAACCTCGCCGAAAAGCTGCCGCCAGCCGAACTGGCGCGCATTTCCGATGAATTGCTCCGCGGCGTCCAGCTTGATGACCAGTCCCGTAAGGAATGGCTGGAAACCCGCGCTCAGGGCATCAGGCTCCTCGGGCTGAAGATCGAACAGCCTCGCGGGTCCATGGATGCGTCCGTGGCGCTAGAGGGCATGTCCACGGTCCGGCATCAGTTGCTGCTCGAGGCGGTAATACGCTTCCAGGCGAACGCCCGGGGCGAGCTGCTGCCTTCGTCCGGCCCGGTCAAGGTCTCCGACAAGACCGACGAAACCGGCCAGATCGATACTCAGGCGGAAGCGCTTGAGGACGATCTGAATTACTACCTGACCACGGTCGCAACCGAGTATTATCCCGATACCGATCGCGCCCTGTTCGCCACCGGGTTTGGCGGCTGCTCGTTCAAGAAGGTCTACAACTGCCCGATCCGCAATCGGCCGGTCTCCGAAAGCGTCGACGCAAAGGATCTGATCGTCTCGGATTCGGCGACCGATCTGCGCAACTGCGCCCGGGTCACGCATCAGATCATGATGCGCCCGAGCGTGCTGAAGCGGATGCAGTTGGCGGGCGCCTACCGTGACATCCAAATCCCCACCGCCTCGTCCGTCGACATCAACCCTGTCGAACAGGAGATCGCCGACACTCA